GGATATAGACGTGTTAGTGGCACAGCACAATATAATACAACACAAATACCACAAGGATCTAGTAATACTAGTTTAATAGTTGACTGTTCTATTATATTTAATGATCAAGTGATTGTAGCTAGAGGTGGTGATATACATAGAGGAACTACATCAGGTAGTTTTACATCATTAACGACTGGATTAGGAACTTCTACTAGAGCTTATGATTTTGAAAAATTTAATTTTAATGGCACTGATAAATTAATTATAGCAACAGGACATTCACCTGCACAAATAATTAATACAAGTTTTGCAGTAGATGTAGTAAATGCAACAGGTGGTGGAACAGCTCCAACTAATCCTAAATTTGTAAAAGCATTTCAAAACCATATGTTTTATGCTGGTGCATCTAATTCACAAGAAGTTATATTTAGTGTACCATTTGAAGAAGATAATTTTACAACAGCAAGTGGTGCAGGATCATTTAGAGTTGACTCTACAGTTGTAGGATTAAAAGTATTTAGAAATGAATTAATTATTTTTTGTGAAGATAGAATATATAAATTAACTGGAACATCATCTAGTACATTTGCTGTTCAAGAGGTTACAAGAAATATAGGTTGTAGAGATGGTGGTAGTATTCAAGAGATTGGTGGTGATGTAATATTTTTAGCACCAGATGGTTTAAGAACTATCGCAGGTACAGCAAGAATTGGTGACGTTGAACTTGGATCTATATCTAGACAAATACAATCACGAATTGATGAAATTACTTTAGATAGAGTTTCATCATTAGTTATTAGAGCTAAATCACAATATAGAATTTTTTATCCAACAACAGGTGGATCACAAGGTTCATCAAAAGGAATTATAGGTGTATTAAAAAATAATCCTAATAGAGGATCTATTGGTTTTGAATATGCAGATATGTTAGGCATTAAACCTGCTTGCACAGATTCAGATTTTATTAGTGGAACTGAAACACAAGTATTTGGTGGTTATGATGGTTTCTTATATAAAATGGAAAGTGGTAATACATTTGCAGCAGGAGCAACTAATAATACAATACAGGCAGTTTATAGATCACCAGATATGGTAATGGGTGATCCAGGATTAAGAAAATATATGCAAAGAGTTAATCTTAATTACCAAGGTGAAGGATCAACTATTAATGCAAGTTTAGCATTAAGATATGATTATGATGATCAATCTACACCACAACCAACTAAAATCTCATTACCCAATGCAGGTGGTGCAGGTTTATATGGTACAGCAAAATATGGAAGTGCATTATATGATGCATCAGGTGTACCACTTTTAAGACAAAGTATTGAAGGATCTGGTTTTGCAGTTGCATTACAAATAGATGATCAAAATAGTGCAGATTCATTTTCAGTTAAAGGCTTTCAATTAGAATTTACCCCAGGAGGAAGAAGATAATGGCAGGATATTCAGCACGACAATCCACATTTACAACAGGTGATACTATATTAGCAGCTCATTCTAATGATGAGTTTAACCAATTAGTATCTACATTTAATGCAACCACAGGACACACGCATGATGGAACTGCGGGTGAAGGTGGACCTATAACATCTATTAGAGATGCTAACACTTTAAACAAAGTATTAGTCGATTCTAGTAATAATCATTTAGAATTTTACGTAAATGTATCTTCATCATCCGTTCAACAATTAAGAATACAAGATGGTGCAATTGTTCCTATTACAACAAATGATATTGATTTAGGTACAAGTTCATTACAATTTAAAGATGTATTTGTTGATGGAACATTAGAAGCTGATGCAATTACTTTAGATGGAACTAACTTAACTTCTACATTTGCTGCTTTAAGTGGTGCAACATTTACAGGTAATGTAGAAATAGATGTAGCAACAGGTGATCCTGCAATTATATTAGATACACAAGGTGCTGATAAATTTCATATTGCTGTAGATGATTCAGATTCAGATCAATTAGTAATTAAATCTGGTGGAACTGTTGGTTCTGGTAATGGTATTAAAATGGATAGTGACGGTGATGTATTTATCACTGGAGATTTAACTGTTACTGGTGATGATTTATTTATGGGAACTAATACATCAGGACATGTTTTAGTTGCTGATGGTACAAATTTTAATCCAGTAGCAATATCAGGAGATGTTACAATTAGTTCAGCTGGAGCTGTAACAATTGCAAATGATGCAGTTGAAACAGCTATGGTTAATGATAATGTAGTAACAGGACAATCAGAATTAACATCAGTTGCTTCAGATGATGTAATATTAGTTTATGATACTGATGCAACAACTCTTAAAAAAATTACAAGATCTAATTTTGTATCAGGACTTGCAACTTCTTCTGCATTAAATAATGTTGTAGAAGATACTACACCACAACTAGGTGGTAATTTAGATGTTAATGGTCAAGATATTGTTTCAGTATCAAATGGTAATATTGATATTATACCAAATGGTACAGGAAAAGTTAATATAGCTGGAGATGGAAGTACTAATGGTATAGCTGTAACTGATGGTCTAATAGATATTAGAGCAGGATCAGGAGCTGTATCAAAAGTAAAATTTTATTGTGAAGTTAATAATGCACATGCTCAAACATTACAAGCACAACCACACTCAGCTGGAAGTTCAGCAGTATTAACATTACCAGTTCAAACTGGTACTTTAGTTGGTACAGGAGATACAGCATCTGTATCAAATACTATGTTAGGAACAGGTATAGCTGCGACAAAACTAGCAGATGGATCTATATCTAATACAGAATTTCAATATTTGAATGGAGTAAGTTCAGCTATTCAAACACAACTTGATGCAAAAGCAGGTGCAGGATTTGCCGTAGCTATGGCAATTGCCCTTTAATCTTGACTTTTTTGCATAGAGGTGTATAATATATATAAATAGGAGAAAATAATGGCTCAAGATTTTGAGAGAGAATATAAATCATCAATATCTAATTCATCAGGATCAGCAACTGCATTTACTGCAACTGACTCAGATGATGCTTTAATATCTATAAGATGCGTAAATAAATCAGGTAACTCTGCTACTATTTCAGTTTTGATATCTAGTGGTGGTACTGATTATTACGTAATTTTTGGAGCACCTATACCTGCAGGTGGATCATTAGAATTAATTGATTCTGGTAGTAAAATAGTTCTTCAAAATGGTGATGTATTAAAAGCATTTTCAGATACAGCATCAGCTATTGATGTTTTAGTAAGTCGTGTTGATAGTATAAGCACATAAGGAGAATAATAATATGGGATACGTAGGCAGAAAACCAGCAGACGCAGCTCTTACGAGTGCTGATATAGCACCAGGATCTGTAGATACTGCACAATTAGCAGCAGATGCAGTAACAACTGCAAAGATTGCTCCAGCTACAGTTGCAGCTGCAGATATTGCACCTGGAACTGTAACAACAACACAAATAGCTCCTGCAACAATTGCAGCTAGTAATATAGCACCTGGAACTATTACAACTACACAGATTGCTCCAGCTACAGTTGCAGCTAGTAATATAGCTCCTGGAACAATTACAACTACACAAATTTCACCAGCAGTTACATTAGGAACTCCAGCAGTTACTTCTAATCCACCTGCTCCATCTTTATCAGAGGGAGATATGTGGTTAAGAAAAGACTTAAGTGCACCAGGAAATTTAAAAGCATATTTAAATGTACCTGCTTCTTTTGCTGCATCTTCAAATTATCCATTAACAGGATATGTATTTTATGCAGCTGGAACTGGAACAGACACAACAGTTATTGGAGGTATTGCACCACCTTCTAGTTCAACAAATACTGTTAATGAATATAATGGTTCAACTTATTCTTCTGCACCTAATTATCCTGTATCAGTTTATGCACAAGGAATGGCTACTAATAGCCCAGGTTCATCTCAAAGAATAGCTGGAGGTAGAACTTACCCAGGTTCAGGATTTAATACTGTAAACACTTATGATGGAACTTCTTTTTCTTCTGCACCAAGTTTAAGTGTAGCAAGATATTTACATTTAGCTGGAGGACCATCAAGTGCAATGAGTGTAATGGGAGGAGATCCAGCACCAAGTGCTAATAATAGAGAAGATTGGAATGGATCATCCTGGTCTAGTGGAACTATGCTACCAGCAGGTCGTCATGTAGAAAATGGTATGAGTATGGTTGGTTCAGCATCAGATTTAACTATTGCTGGGGGTAGAGATGGACCAGCATCACCTTATCCTGGTGTAACTTACAAATGGGATGGATCAAGTTGGTCTACTTTAGCACCTAGACCACCATCATTACCTAGTTCACATAGTGGTAATAATCTTTGTTTTGGTTCATCAAGTTCAGATTTTTATTCTGTAGGTGGTGAATATCCTGGTGGTAATTATGTTGATAAAGCTGATAAATATGATGGTACTTCTTGGTCTACAGCAGTAGCTACTTATCCTAGTGCTAGATCTTGGATTGGTGGTAGTACAGCTGGGAATGCATCAACATCAGGAAATGGAATTATTCAAGGAGGAGCACCAGCTCCATATACAAACGCATCGGCTGAATATACATACGGATTAGCAGTCGCAGATTTAAATTAAGGAGGACATATGGCAACAATATATTGTACAGCAACAAATACAGGTAAAGGATTTATAACTCATGAAGAACAAGAGAATGCAAATCCATTAAATGCAA